TTGGGAAGCCGGCGAAGGTGCTGCTCGTGTCGGTGGACGTGACGCCGCTGGCGACGCGCGTCAGCGTCAGCCCGGTGCTGGTGACAGCGACGGTCGCGCGCTGATTCGTGGCGGTGTCGGTGTTCTGCACCTTGAGCACAGTCACCGGCCGGTAGCGCACCGACTGCACCGACTGAATCGGGTACTCGCGGAGCAGTAGCCGGCGGTCGCCGGTTCCGTTATACAGCTCGTCGAACGACCGGCTGTAAAAGTGGCGACGGCAATACTTCTCAATCGCCTCGCTGACGGCGGTGATGAGCGTTGTGAGCAGCGCATCCTGGCTCGTGTCGGTGATGGCCTGGATGTTCTGCTTCGCCCGCGCCAGCGTGACAAGGTCTTTGGCGGCCATGAGCGATCACCTCCGAGGTGCAATTCCATAGTGGATCTGTGTTGTCGAGGGTGGCATGCTTTCGCGGCCCTCTACATCCTTGCTAGACAAGGCAATTCAGCTGGGCCGCGAAAGCATGGCACACTGTCTGCAGGAACGGGGCTGCACCCTCATCTCCAGAGGGTGGCCCACAGGAACTTGCTGATTTTCACGGGACGCAGCGCCAGGCCCATCAGCCCGGGGGGCGGAGCGGCGGCGGGGCGCGTGGATTTGAATTCCAGCACGTCGGCATGAAGGACTTTGCCGGTGTCGGTGCGGACCTCGACATCGAGCGTCAGCCGGTCCGTTTTGTCCTCGACGGCGTAGCGGCGAGCGCACACCGTGGCGACCGGCACGAGTGACGCATCGCCGATCAGCTCCAGGAGGCGGGCGACGAGATCAACGGGCAGCAGCTCAACCAGCAATTCCGTCGCGCCGCTCAGGATCGCTTCGGCCCGCCAGCGCTCGATTTCCAGACGGATTTTGCGGTCCTCGATCTTGGCGGAGATCGCGTAGAGGTCATCGGGCTGGTAGCAGCGGAGGCGGAGCGTCAGATACTTGTCGCCGTGCCGCCGCGCTTTCCGCAGGGCGAAGTCGCGCGTGTCGAAGTACGTCGTCTCCAACTCCTGGCCGCGAAATTCCGGGTCATACGGCTCGCGCGGCAGGGCGTCGAGCAGCACCCGCGCCACGGCAGGCGTCAGCGTCGGCGGCACAGCCCAGGTGCCGAGGTTGGAGCGCAGGTCTTGTGCGGGGAGGGAGTTCATGAGTTATGTGATCTCCTCGTCTCCTCGTTCCCACGCTCCGCGTGGGAACGCACGGCGGGGACGCTCTGCGTCCCGTCTGAGCCCAGACACGACGCAGAGCGTCGAAAAGCTCGTTCCCACGCAGAGCGTGGGAACGAGGAGTTACACCGCCGCCTGATTCGCCGCTGGGTACACGGTGGTATCGTTCTTTGCGCTGGCCGGCTTGTGGTCGGCCTCGCTGCCGATGGCCAACCCAGCGATGGGGATCGTCGGCGACGTGCCGCCGATGGTGCAGACCACTTGCAGCCGGGCGTAACGCTTGCCGCTGGTGAGCATGCCGGCCCGGATTTCCTTGGTCAGGCCGGTTCCCTGGGTGTTGATGGTCAACGTGGAGTCGTTGGCCTCGTTGGCCCAGGTGGCGTTGTCGGGAGAAGTCTGAATCGTGGCGGCGGCCGAGCAGGTCGGGCTGGTGCCGCCGAACGTGCCCATGTTGAATGTGAAGATGGCCCGGCGGCAGTATTGCAAGTCCACGCTGCCGCTGTTGACGGTCGTGGTAGCCGTGAGCTGTTGCGGCTGAATCGGCGTGCCGAAGTTGAGACCTTGCGTCAGTTGTTCGGTATACATGCGTTAACCTCCTTCCGCGAGGTGGGGCGGAGGGCCGCGGGAAGCCCTCCGCCCTCGGCGCGGCGGGACATGGGGGTGGGACAGAGGACAGAAGACAGAGGACAGAAAACAGGGGTCAGAGATCCGTGGTTGACTTCTGACCTCTGTCTTCTGTCCTCTGTCTTCTCCATTAGTTGAGGATCACAAACGGCGACACCTGGGTGCTGGCGTCTTGTAGCGTGACAGGTTTTTCCAGCCAGGGCTGGCCGTCTACTCTTTCAACGACTCTCCAAGTCATTTGATTTTTCAAGAAATTCACGTGCTCGCTGGCGGCGATCTCGATCTGCATGCGGTCGCCGATGACGTACAGGCTTGGATCGAGCAGCATCAGGTCGCCCTTTGTGCCAAGCGCGGGCACTTTCTCCGTGACGAAAGTGGGCAATCCCAAGAGCGACCAGTTAGGTCGCTTGGCAGCACCCTGATCGATGCTGATGAAGATGGCGCGGTTGGCCCCGTCCTTGAGCTGCAACAGCTGCGGGATGACACTGGGGCTGTGGACCCAGATGCAGTTGTTGACGCTGGACGGCAACATCTTGGAGTACAGCGTCGCCACATCCTGGAACTGCACCAGGCCGCCGGTCTGGCGGTTGACTGAGAGGGAAGCCGGGGCCGTGAGAATGCCTTGCGGCTTGCCGACGCCGTTGCCCTGCAAGAAGGCGTATTCCTCGAACCAGGCGATGGCCTTGCCGAAGAGCGTCATCAGGAAGCGCTCCAGGCCGAACGCGGCATCTTGCAACAGGACGTTGGAGGAAACCGAGTAGCCGGACAGCTCATGGGCCTTCAGCTCCATCATCTTGAACTGCGGCTCCGTCTCGGTGCGCGTCTGCGCTTCCTCGGTCCAGCTCATTTGCACGCCGCCGAAGAACGGCGACACGCCGGCGGCCTGGACGGTGGTGATGTCCAGGTAGGGGAATTGCAGCGTCGCCGAAGCCATCGGCTGCACGAAGGCGCGCGGGCGGATGAACGTGTTCTCGCTAACAATGGCGAGCAACTGGCGGTAGAAGTCGGGCGGCACGGTATAACCGCCGGTCAGGCCCGACGCCTCGGCCAGCGCCGCCTTGGCGCTGTACTCGATGCGCTGGCTGCCGTAGTGTTTCTCCAGGTATTTGCTATCCTTGCGGGCGACGGCGAGGCAGAAGTCGCCGAAGCTGCGCTTGGGATCACCGTCGCCGCCGTCGCCGAAGATGACCGGGACAGCGTAACGGCGGGCCTGGCTCTGGGCGTCGGCGTATTGCTTGAGCGTGGTGTTGATGACGCCATCCAGCGATTGGGTGAACTTGCTGAAGGCGGTTTCGAGCGCCTTGGAGACGGCTGGGGTAAGCAAGTCGCCGCTAACGGGGACGGCGATTTGCTGTTCGATCAGCGAGCGGGCGTCAGCGTCGGTCAGGTCGATGCGTTCACCAGGCTGACGATTGAGGAACGGCTTGAGGAGTTGAACAAACATGGGAGTCGCTCTCGGAGGGCCACGGATGGGGTGAGGAGTCACGGTTGGCGTATCCGTCTCCAGGCGCGTCCGGCTGACGGCTTGGCGTCCGTCTCCACCGCGCTTGCCCTGACGGGTTGTCTGCGTGTAGTGTACAAAAGTCACCTACGGTGGGGCTAGATCAGTTTTCCGATTTTGTTCCTTTTTATTTCCTCGTTCCCACGCTCGGCGTGGGAACGCACGGCGGGGACGCTCTGCGTCCAGTCTGGGCCAGGACGAGACGCAGAGTGTCTAGACCGGCGTTCCCACGCCGAGCGTGGGAACGAGTTAGACAAGTCACACGCGCCCGCGCGCTCGCTCGAAGTGCTCGGCGATGGCACGGCGGGCCAGTGCGTCGACATCCCAGCCGGCGATGGTACGCTCGATGGCGCGTTCGACTTCCTCGAATGGCGTGAACGGCATTGGCCGGTTCTCTAGGCCCAGCGTGGCGAGGAAATCGTCGGGAATAGTCAACAGAGACTTGGATACTGCTTCGACCACTGCATTCTGTTGGGCAGGTAGGAATGTGCATGCATATTCCAGCAGGATCCATTCATCGATGACGAGCGACACATCGGCCCAGCCCTGCTGTTCGCGCTCGCGGTCCTTGGGCGCATGCACCTTGGTCGGCAGAAAGCCGATGGATTTGCCGCGCAGCAGGTCGGCCTGGACCAGGGAAAACGCCACGTCGGCGGGCCACGTGCCCTGCCAGTCGGCGGGCTTGGTCGGATACTGGCTTTTCGCTTTGACGCCGCGCCGGTCGCCGTCGCGCACCACCTTCCGCCACAGCGAGCGGGCCACCGGCGGGAGGTGATACTGATGCTGCAAGGTGACGATGGGATTGAGACGAAACTGGCTGTCGTTGAGGCCGCGCGCCAGGACGACTTCCTTGGTGCGATCGGGATCCTCGGTCGTGATCCAACTCACGTCGGAGCGCTCGCCGGGCAACACCTCGGACGGCTTCTCGGCGATGAGAGATTTACGATACGCGAACGCATCGTCCTTCGGCAGCGCTTTGAGGATCGCGTCGAGGGCGAACGCCTGGCGGTCGAGCATGGGGAAGCCGAGCGGGCCGGGGGCGGGGCCGTAGTGGCGGGTGAGGATGGGGGTGGACATGGTATAAACTCCGTGAATGTCGAGGA